TTTTACTGAACCATTTGTCATGACTCTACTTATTATAAATGTAGATTAAAAAATACAAGAAATCTCTTGTGAAAATAGTAAAAGTTCAATTTCTTCTTCGTGAATTTTTGTGAATACAATAATATAGAATGAAACTACTTTGAAACATTTATATTTCTCTTCTTCAGTTAATATTTGTGTTACTCTAATAAACTTGTATATTTCGTTCAAAATATCCAACACCGAATAACCGTTTTCAATAATACCCATTAAATGTAAATAACCCTTGTAGACTTCATTTTTTTTTACTAAATTAAAATACATACTTAAATCATCGTAATTTATCAACGTACAACAGTTATTTAAAATATCAGCAGTTATCTCTACTGATTTCTGAAGTAATCTGCATTTTTCTAAAATATGAAATACTGTTTGAATATTGGATTCAGAAAGAGATACAACAATATTTTGAATATCTTCATCTAAATCAATCGACTCACTACTACATATAGTTTTTACTAGATTGCTGATGTATGAGCGAGATATTTTGTTTATATGTATCGGAAACAAACGTGTTGCAAGTATTTCATCAACATTATAAATTGTATTACATGTAACAAAAATACTGATATTTTTACCCCATTTATCAATACAGTTGACAAAAAGTTTCTGTATAGATTCGGAATAATTGTGAATATCATCGATAATCAATATTTTTTTTCCATGTTTAGAAGGTGATTGACAAAATATTTTAGTTTCGTAACGTATATTTGTGGAACCTTGGTCTTTTATTTTACTAATGTATAAAATATCTTCCTCTTTTTTATTCAATTCTTTTAAATGGGCATTTATAGTAGTTGTTTTTAAAAAATCACTATCACTTATCAAAAGAAGATGAATTCTATTAATGCGGATAAAGAGATTAAAAAGTTGAATATGTGATGGGTCAATAGGTAAATCAATTATTTTTTGTGGTGTATATTTTTCCGCAATAATCATTTGTTTATCTAGATAAATAAGTATTTAAGTTTATCTAAATAATGTTAGAGTAATAATGGATTTTTATAAAACTCTCGAAGTGGATAAAAACGCAAACCCCGATGAAATACGCCGTGCTTACCGTCGCCTTTCCATGAAATGGCATCCCGATAAAAACAGAGACGACCCAAATGCGGAAGAAAAATTCAAACAAATCGGTATGGCATATGCTGTTTTATCGGACTCAGAAAAAAAACGTGACTATGATCGAGAAAAAGAAGGTTTCGATATATCCTCGGTTAATTTGCCAGACCTTTTCAAAGTATTTATGGGTCACCCGGGGCAGTTTGGAATGCCTTTTCCATTCCAAGGACCAACACAAACAGACATGAATATGATGTCTGGATATAACATAAACCATGATGATTTTAATACGGGCATTGGCAATACGGGCATTGGCAAAAACGGACTATTTAATGTAAAACATATATTTGATACAATGCGTAAACCTCCACCTATTGTTACTCACGCGACCATTTCTCTCAAGGAAGCCTACGAGGGAGTATCACGACCGCTTAATATTCATCGTTGGCTCATGATAAACAACGCTAAAAGTTACGAGGACGAAACTATTTACGTAAGCATCCCCGCAGGGGTTGATGACAATGAGTTAATAATTATGCGTGAAAAGGGACACATCATTAATCACCAGTTTAAAGGCGATGTTAAAATCTTTATCAAAATAGAGAATGATACTGATTTTAAGCGACATGGATTAGACCTGGATTACACCAAGATTATTTCCCTGAAAGATGCTCTGTGTGGGTTCTCTTTCGATATACAGCATTTAAACGGTGTGTGTTATAAAATTAACAATACCAGTGGCACCATTATACACCCGTTGTACAAGAAGACAATACCCAAAAAGGGTATGAAACGTGATGAAATGGAAGGTAATTTAAATATTCATTTCATCATAGAATTTCCAAAAGAATTATCGAGTGACGCAGTTCAGTCATTGAGAGAACTATTATAGTTTATTAATTATTAGTTTATTAGATTTAGTTCTGCTCGAGGATACCATAGACGTAGTCGTTGACAAGGAGAGTGTTGTTGTTGTTATCATTATAGTCAACAACCACTTCAACGGCGTAAAGTGCTGGTGAATTAGCAACAATGCGAGCTCCGCTGACAAAGAGTGAAGAACTGTTGCGGTTGTTTGCCTGACCATACTGTGAAAGGTTGCTAGTTGGGTCAAAAGCAATTTCACTGAACTGAAGTTCCCATGAGTCAATAACGTCGTTGAGGTCATTAATATCGGATTCAACAGCGCTCATGTTGGCAGCAAAGTGGGATTCGATTTGGGTAGATGAAATAGTGGCAGCAAGGATATCACCTTCACCTTTTGTTGGTTCACTGGGAGTGGCATCAACACCAGGCCAGTAGGCGTGCTGAGTAGCTTGATCATTTTCAGCAGCTAAACCAGTGAACGACTCCGAGTTACTGAGCGAAGCATTAGCCGAGATAGCACCATCATTTCCTAAGACAATATTGAGTTCGACATCCCAAGTCTTCTCACGATTTTCACCTGATATATCATTGGCAGTGAACCGAGCAACAGTCATGGTCTTATCTGCCCATGGGAGCAACATTTCAGATGCGGTGGAAGTGCTAGAATTGAGAGTAATAGCATTCATGGACCAGGCATCATCATTGCTCAATGAATCGTCAGTGGAATCGTTGGCACCAACATTGAAACCAATTTCACTATTAATATCATGTGCAACCTTGATGTAGTAAGTTGGGGTCTTGGTGTTGAAGGAGAGGAAACGGTCGTTGGTGACCTGAGCAAGAGTGATGTCATTACTTTCGTCGTTAACATTGATATCCTTAACAGTCACAATGAGTGAACCAGCGAGAGCTAAAGATTCAGTAGTTCCATCATTAAGATAGTAAGGTGTTGTGTCACAGGTTTCGGTAGCGATGGCGTCGGGGGTCGTATCGTTAATAGTGGCCATGGTTATACTTTATTTCTACATTATTTTTTTTACAAAAAAAATGACGCCTATTTATTTTCCTAAATTTTGAAGTATTTTTTAATCATTTGGTTCCTCATTTGGTTCCTCATTTGGTTCTTCTTCAACTATTTTATTTTCCTCATTTTCATTAAGTAATTTTGCCTTTTTCTCAATATCATCTTCCATGGACGCGTAATGTTCGTCTAATAGTTTTACTAGTGTTGAATACGCATTCTGCAATGTTCCAAATGAACGCACATACGTAATCGTTGCTGCGTATTTTTGCGGGTCAATTGTACACCCTGGATACAAAAACATGTACCAAGCACGATCAATATCGAAACGTGCCTGCATATAAATAAACGGTTTGATTTTCTTCAATTTAATACCCAGTTTACCCCTAAATACACCGTATGTTATAGGGTTTTCATTCAACATCAACTCGATTTTGTGACGTAAATTGATAACCTCAACCTGACACTCGTGGTATTTACCTTCCAAATCAGTAATTTGGTTTTTGTATTGTATCAGTCCCACCTTATCGTTACGAGCATTAATAAGGACAGTCATAATATCCTTCAAAATTTTCAACATCAGTTTAGCACGCTCAGTAACAGCAATCGCTATTTGGTCATCAATAATTTTATTAAGACGGATTACTGAATGAATTCCACCCATTAAATATATTTCACAATTGATATAAGGCAAAATAAAGTCTTCGTAAATTTCAAGTAAATCTTTCTCTTCAATAGGAACATATCCCTGAGCGTTTTCTAGCTGAAATGCTCGTATTTCTTCTACAATTTCGCATATCTTTGTATTTTTAGCAATATTCACTTCTATACATTCTTTTAGTTCCGTCACCACCGAATCAATGATATATTGAGTTCCACCGTTTATACCATTAATACCATTTGAACCCGAAGTAATATGTCCTGTAGTAGCAAGAGCACTACCTGTGTTTAATATATGTCCAGTTGTAACAATTCCACTAATTTTTTTTACCATTTATGATATATGGATAAAAATATATTTTGTTTTGTTGAAGAAACACCCACTTACAAATATCGTTTTTTTTCCAGAATTTTACTTGTAAATACCTTTCATAAGAATGCTACCTGTGTCATTCTTTGTAGCGAGGACACCAAAAAAATAATTGAAGAGTTTCCGATTACCTATTCTATAAAACTCGTTTTTATACCAAATATATTCGATACATACAATCTTGTTTACACATTTGCCAATATACTTAAGGTTCTTTGGTATGCTGTTACAAATTACGGACACGGAATATATCTCTACGATAATCTTATGATGGTTCATAAGATGGTTATTCCAGAAAATATAAAGAAACAAGGATATGGGTTTCACAAAAAGATATTCAATAGCCATGATAAAGAAAACAATAAAAAACGCTATAGTTTTGAAGTTATTTATGCTTCCAATAAAGAATTTGTAAAAACAGTAGAAGACATACTGGGAATACCCAATCTTCATCGCAAAAAAAAGATAACGGATAAACATACCGAAATATTGAAAAAAAACATAGACTTACTTGAATTTAATGTTATGGAAAAACTGAATACTCAATATTTTTTCGATTATGAAGTAAACATTTCTACCGAAGATTTTTTTAGTTTCGAAAATGAAGTGAAAGTCTCTGAAATTACACCTGATTTTTTTTGGAAAGAAAAGAAAATCACCTTTCTTAATCTCCGATTAGAGAGAACAGCACCGCAACAAAAAACTATTCATACCTATTTACTCCAAATGCTCATTAAATACAATCGTCTTTATTCGCATATTATTCATTTTGCCAACCCATCGCAAAAAATCAACTTCATGTTGCCTTTCAGAAAAAATATAAGTATTTGGAACCGTGAAAATGATGATCCAGGATTGTATGCTATTTTGGAGAATTTTCATACACTCTACCCAGAATACTGTAGTATCACAAAAAAGGGGTGCGATTATTTTTCGGCATCCACACTTGCGCTTACTGATAAACCATCCCATTACTGGATGACAAAAGAACTCTATCTTCATTACGAGATATTGCTGTGTAACTACGATAAATCTTTGTTAAAAGCACTCAAAAATGACAGGATTTTGAAATATTCATTTTTATTTTACTACTTCAACAATCCTCTTTATTTAGACGAGTATTTTTGGGAGAATAAAGATTGTATTGAACATAATGAACGCACTACGTTATCCGTTTCATTAAAATCGCTAAAAAATGGAAAATATTATGTTGATTCAGTTGTGATGAATAGCATAGATGAAGTAATATCACTATTGATAGACACCAAGTATGTATTTCTCTCTACATACACAATGTCTCTCATGGTTCTCTGTTTTGCTTTGGGTTGTGTTCCTGTATTTACTATTAAAACCAGAAATTTAGGGTTTCCATTATACGAACTGGAAGAAGATAAGCATTATTGTATTAATGATACTAAAATAAATCAGAAAAATCAGAAAAATCAGAAAAATCAATATGAAAATATGCGAACCCATATACTGGCATATTATGAAACCAGCATATCGCCCAAAAATACCTTTAAAAAACTAGTCAACCATCTTTTTATACGGGACGTCGAGTGATTCAATCTCAAATGTTACCGATATATCGGCATTATTCATATCAATCACTTTTCCATATTCATCGAGAAGTCGTATATGTAATTTTTGCAATTTAACCGGTCCAAAATATTTCCGCGTTTTGAAGACACGGTCTGCCGAATCTTCATAAATAATGGTTGTCATGGTGGAAACATTCGGGATTTTTGCCAAAATATCACTGCTGTTGTGGAATGTATTATAAAGAAGAACTTGAGGAGAGTTATTATTGAAATCCACCACTTCCAAAAGAAAAAATTTGGTTCCGGTAAAATCGAGTGCCATATCAGGATTGAATCCACGGCGCTGATTTAACTCGCTTGTTGTTACAAAGTCGCGTTCATAACTGTAGATTTCTTTAGTATATCCAAGCATCCATCCTATACCCAAAAAAGGGATATCGCACTCTGTGGCAAAATCCAAATCAAATCGGTATTCGCTGTCGGGAGGCGGTGGTATTGGTAACTCATCTTTAAAAGTGAAATAGACCTTGCCCTTTAAATCGTCGTATAAGAATTCAATCATAGATACTTTGTCATCGGCATTTAGTGCGTTCTCTACAATGGTAATGAATTTTTCCAAATTGTAGTAACCGTCCGGCAACTCTATTTTTTTCCGGTAATTGTCCGAAATTTCGCCAGTAACTGTGTTTTTAACATACGTTTCAATATGAAAATACGTATTTTTATAAGTTCGTGAAATGTTGTAGTAGAAATTGACAATCTCGAGAGCAGCCACTTTCAGTGATATCACATTACTGAGTTGTTCACTGAGTGTAACATAGAAATCAGTGCTAGATTTTCCGGTTGATATTTTATTAGTAACAATGAGAGTATTTTTTATCGTTTCTCTCTTCAACGGATTTACATCCCCACGGACATACTCGGATATATTCGTATTTACTGATACTATTTCAGGTAAACTCTTTGGTAAAGCAGCAGGATAGAGAGAAGGTCTACTAATATCATAACGCATGTTTTTAGTCACCTCTTGAAAACATTCCCAAAAAAAGACAATATACTTTTGTTTGGTTTCTTGGTCTAGTGTGGCAGAATCCTTAATTTTATTTACCAATGTGGTTGTTTTCTCTAAAACTGACTCTTTTGAGTTTAAATCACTTGAAGATAACCGCAGAGCATCTATTATTTCTTCATTACTGTAGTTATCAATATTCGTATCCATATTGTAGTAGGATACGAATAAAAAATCACATATTAAGCAAATACAATTACTCAACGGCGTAGAGCAACGTCCAGAGTTTTGCTTCTTTATTGTATTTTTCTCGGTCTTCTTTATAAAGTTTAGCAATAGATGGAACCAAGGGGTCGTCTGGATTTGGGTCATCCAACATTGAACAGATAGAGAGAAGCACCTTCGTCATTGTGAGAGCAGGACTCCAATTTTCCTTCAATATATCCAGACAGATACCACCGGATGAATTAATATTAGGATGGTATATTTTAGTGGCAAATACACATAGTGGAGGTTTGAAGGGATAGTCCATAGGAAAGGAAATCCTGAGATGAAATATACCACCCTCATAGGGACTATCTACAGGACCCATAATCGTAGCATCCCATTCAAAAATATCCTTATTGGTGATCAGACCAGCACTGCAATTTGCTGGAGGTTCTTTCTGAATCATAGCAAGTTCACGTGTAATTCGTTGTGTGGTTGACATGTATTATACACTTATATACTATTTATAATTCGTGTTTAAGTGTTTCTTCGAGTGATTTTATAGACGAACACTCTTCTAGTTTTATTTCTATATCACTAAGGTTTACTGGTGTATTTGTAAGTTTTATATAATAGGGTTGCAGTGTTTCGTAATGTTCATATATATTTAATTTAATGATTAGTCGTATAATATCATTTATTCTTGAAATAACACATGAAATGGGTCCATTTATCAACTTTTTGTTCACATTATAAATTGTTTTTTTATAAACAAAAATAATGGCGTCCGTAGATGTTAACTTTAGAAAACTATTTTCATTTTCTATTTGAGTTATAAATTCAGTGAAGTAATAGATACCCTTTTCGCAATGATAATATGTGAATGACATGTTATTGGTGTATTGTAAAATAAAAATAAAAATATGATTGATACATTTCATTCCTTGTACGTAAATATAGTTTCTGTATTTGGGATTTTTGGTTGCTATATTTTTCGAAAATAGAATATGATATGTATGGAGCAATTTAAGGAAATTAGAAATAACACCTCCTATAGATAAATCTACAGAGTCTTCATTTTTGTAAATATCAGGGTC